CTCCACGATTAACACTATCGTTCCTTTCGTGGCCGATGAGAACGCTGAGTTTATTGTTCGCCCGTTCTCGGCGGATTCTTCCCCTGAGAACGCCGCGATTCTCGCCACGTTCCTTAACAATCTTTGGCGGTCCCCTGAGCTGGAGGGCCGCATTGATACTGCTAACGCTGTGTGGGATTCGCTCGTTTACGGCGACGGGTTCGTTCACGTCGGCTGGCAGATCAAGGAGGAGCCGCTGTATTCCGCCAACGGCGACCTCCTAGAAGGCCGCGGCGTCGAGAAAGCCGTGTACGACGTTCAGCGCGTCAACCCCTGGGACGTGTGGATTGACCCCTATTCTGATGGTATCCACAATGCCCGCTGGGTGTGNCGCCGCATCCTCGTTCCCATTGAGGAACTTAAGANGGATGANCGTTACACGATGACCGCCGAACTCATGGGTTCGGATTTCGGCGCAGCCACTGACGGCTTCGATCCCGAAGACAGGGACCGCATTGACTATTTCTCAGCCGACGGCGGCTGGATAGCGCTCTACGAATTCTACGACCTCGTTGAAAATTGGATGCTGACTTTCCCTCTGGACTCTCCGCTTCCCGTGCGCTACATAGAAGCAGTGAAGTGCCCGATCATTCAGCTCGGGAACTACCGCATCCCCAACTCCCCGTATCATATTGGCGAGTTGGAAATGATCGCTTCTCTTCAGGACGAGTTGAACAAGACTCGTTCTCAGATGATTACGCATAGGCGGCGTAACATTTCCAAGTGGCTGTACCGCAGGGACCGTCTCGACGAGGACGCGATCATGGCCATGAAGTCCTCGATCATCAATGACGCTATCCCTGTGGACGGCAACGAGCCGTTTGAGCGGCTTGTGCAGCAGCTTACTCCCACGCCTTTGTCGGGGGATATCTACAACGTTGACAGTATCATCCGTAACGACATTAACGAGATTACTGGCGTGAACGAGTATTTGCGTGGTGTGCCTCAGGATATTTCTCGTACCGCTACTGAGGCGTCGATTATTGAGGGCGCTACGAATGTGCGGACTCGGCACAAGCTCATTCAGGTAGAAACTTTTATTCGGCGCATTGGTCAGATGCTTCTTGACATCATGACCGATACGCTGCCCATGACTGACTTCGAAGAGATGAGTATGTATGTGTCTGGCCGCCAGGCGCAGATGCTTAACCGTCAGCTTGGGAACCCTGACGTTAACACGGATTTGACTATCACTCCGACCCCTGAGACGTTTCAGGGACGGTATGTGGTGGATGTGGAAGCGGGTTCTACGGAGCTTCGCTCCCCTGAGCGTGAAGCTCAGAAGTTTAAGGAAATGGTTCAAATCCTTATGAACGCTTTCCCGATCCTTTCGCAGTTGGGGATCACGATCAATATTCGTCATGCTCTGGAACTGTGGTTTGAGGCGGAAGGCATTCAGGACATTGATGCCATGTTCGAAGGTGACGATAATCAGGAGATGTTGCAGCAGATGGCGCTTATGGCGCGGCAGCAGCAGGCTCTGCAAGGGCAGATACCTGGCGCTGATGTGGTGCGTGGCGCGCCGACTTCTCCTGGCGATCCGAGGGCAGCGACTACGCGGCCGCCCGCTGAGCAACCTGACCCGTCTAATTCGGGCATGTTGCCTAGCCGTTATTAACGGCGTAACGTAATACATTTAATACCATTTATAGGAGTGAATTAACTTTATGGCTAAAAGCACTGGCGTAGGACTCGCTGAGTTGGAAGCTGCTTTTGCTGAAGCTGAGGATGCGGTGGCAGCCGAATCCCCTGAGCCTGCCAGCTCAGGAGCGCCAGCTAAGGCACAAGCGCCCACTAGCGAACAACCTAGCGCCGTCGAGCACGAGGTAGATGAAGATGTTGGTCTCTTGTCTATCTTGGAAGAGAACCTTAACGAGGACGAGGATGGTGAACAACGGCGTCCTGTGGACGACGACTCACCGACCCACTTTGTTAATGGTGAATACCTGACCACTCAGGAATTGATTAACGGGTATATGCGTCAGAGCGATTACACGCGGAAGACGCAGGAACTCGCTGAGGAACGTGACCGTCTACGGTCGGCGGAAACACTGTACAATGCTATTCAGGAAAATCCAGTTGAGACTATCCGTATGCTTGCGCAGCGTTTCAACCTGGGGCAGCCTTTGCTGGCTCAGCCGCCGCAGGCTGGTAGGCCGCAGGAGGCGTCTATGAACATTGATGAGCTTGTAGCTCAGAAGGTTCAGGAGATTCTGGGGTCCGATCCTCGCATTGCGGAAGTTCAGTCCTTGGCTGCGACGCAGGCGGAGGAAGCTCAGTTTTCGCAAATTGAGCAAGACTTCGACGTGAAACTTACCGCCAAGGACCGTGAGCTTGTTAAGCGGCATGCCGCTGAGAAGGGAACTGACGACCTTCGGTTCGTGTTCTCCGCTCTCATGCAGGAAGCGCAGCTTCGCAAAGCGCGGAAGGAACAGCTTCGTAAGGCCGCCAGCGCTACTGGTCGCAGGTCCGATGACGGCGAGCAGTTTGTTCCCAAGAAGGAGTATGAGGACTTCTGGGAAGCTGCACGTGACACAATGAAAGAGCTTGGTTGGGAATAAACTAACAAAGAAAGGAATGAACTAGATTGGCTGGACATCCTGACTATAATCGTCTTCTGACGATGACGATTGAGAAGATCATCCCCCGTGTGGAGGATCAAATCTTCGGGTCTAAGCCTTTCCTGTTCGCCCTCACGAACTTTGGGAATGTTGAGACACTCGACGGCGGGACCACTATTGAGCAGCCGCTTATGTATGCGGAGCTGCGGAATCAGGGTTCTTACTCGGGTGCCGACACGTTCCTGACGGAAGAGGACGAGGGTCATACCCGAGCGGTGTTCGANTGGAAGCAGTATTATGCGATGCTGGTTCTTAAGAACATCGATCTGGCGAAGAACTCTGGCCCTTCCGCTGTTCTGAGGATCGTGGACCAGGAGCTACGGCGTGCTGAGCTTTCCATTTCTGAAGAGCTTGACCGCATTTTCCTGAGCGACGGAACAGGCAATGGCGGCAAGGACTTCACTGGCATTAAGAAGATTGTTTCCGACACTATCCCTTACGGCGGGATTGATCCCACTGTTGGCGGCAACGAATGGTGGCAGTCTAAGGTTNCTACCTCGTTTGGCCCCCTCACTGATTTCAAGGCGTACCGCGATCTGTACCTGGACACGTCTGAAGGTAATGATTTTATCACTAACTTCTTCACGACNCAGGACATTTACGCGGCGACCGATGAACTCTTTGAGGATCGTCAGCGGTTCGAGGACCCGACTATGGCCGACCAGGGGTTCATTACCATCAGCTACCACGGTGTGCCGATCACTTTCGATCGGAACATCGACGAGGGGACACTTTATGGTCTCAACATGAAGTATCTCCATCTGTATAAGCTGGGTAATACCTGGTTCCGTCAAAGCGACTGGAAGGAGCCTATCAACCAGGACATTCGTATGAAGAAGATTCTTCTCTACGGTGAACTGGCTTGCTCCAACCGTAAGCGCCAGGGCGTGACCACTGGCATCACCATCCCCGCCGCCTAATAGGGGAAGGATTAGCTGAGGGGACTTCGGTCCCCTCAGCGACCCGAGAGAGAGCGTTATGGAAGACAGACGAGCGTTTAGGAACTTTAAACGCAACACGCCGACCTTGATCCAGGATCGGTCGCATTCCCGTCAGGGGCGGCCACAGGGTACGGGGCGGCTGAAGGAGCTGGGCGTATCCGTGGAGGGGCGCCCAGTGCAGTATTATCCAATCAAAAAGAAGGAGCCTGCTAAGAAGCATTGCGCAGGGATTGACGGTCCCTGTAAGGCGTGGCCCGTGAAGGGCGACCCTGGTGGGCTTTGCGCAGGGCATAGGCGACAGTTTGACAAGGCAAGAGCTGAGAGAGCAGATACGGATGACGACTCTTCTGGAGTCGAATAACGTATCTGACACTGAACTCAACAACCTAATTAACACTGGCCTTCACTGGGTTGACTCNTGGTATCCGTGGCCAGTTTCTATCGTTGAACTTTCTACCGATGGNTCGTCTCCTGCTTTCGCGGAGCCGTTCCATTGGGTTCTTGTGCATTGGGCCGCAGCGAAGCTNTATGAGAGGGAGGAGTATTTCGATGTGGCTCAGCAGCAGATGAATGAGGCCATCGCCCAGGTGCGGCAGATGGCCGAGTTCTACACAAAGGGGCGCNCGTAATGACCAGGGAGGATATTCGTAACGAGGTTAGGGCCACTCTGCCTGTTGAGTTAACTGGGTTCTCTGATGCGTATCTAAATAACATCATTAATCGTGGTGTGCGGTATATCGGGAGACGTTATCCGTTTCCCGTCTCTATTGTTGATTTGACCTCTGACGCCGATGAGCCAGCATTCGCGGAAGAGTTCCACTGGCTGGTGGTGGAATGGGTTACGGCCACCATCTACATGAATGCGGGGGATGTGGAAACGGGTGGCCCTCATATGCAACGTTTTGATGTAGGAGTACGTGAAATGATAAAGTTTTATACGGGGGGTCGCACCTGATGCAGTTGTCTGAGATTCGGAATCAGATACGTATGGGGCTTCCGCCCGAAGTTTCCGACGTTACAGACGCCATGCTGAACACGCTTGTGAACCAGGCGTTGAAGGAATGCTCTGTGGCTGCTAAGTGGCCGTTCCTGCATACCTCCACGACCATCACAACCCAAGCTAATCGGAAGAACTATTCGCTACCCGAAGACTTTCTATACGGCCTGAAGCTGGTCGATAACGACCGCGACGACGAACTGGAGTATGTTGCCCCTGCTCAGTTCTTCGAGTGGCATGGCAGTCAAGCGCAGGATTCGGCTACTACGACGGCGTCGCAGTTCACTATCTACGACGGCGAAATTTACTTGTACCCTACTCCGTCAGCTAACGATACTGACAGGTACACGTTCTACTATTACAGGCAGATTACTGCCTTGACTCAGGACTCGGATGAGCCTGAGTTCCTTGACACGTTCCACTGGTTGCCTGTCGAGTGGGCGAAGTGGAAACTTTATGAAAGGGAGTCAATGTCGCAGGAGTCTGACAGGGCTTTCGGGCAGTACGCTCAACTATTGGAGCGTATGCGGCAGTGGTATACCACCCCTGTTAAGCAGGAGCCGTGGATAGCTGGCGATGGTGTGAGGCGACGGCTTGGCGACCCTAACTTGCCGATGTTGAACTATGTTCAGTAAGCATGGCAAGGTTCGTTACTGACACTGGCGATCGGATAGAGCGGCGTACCGAGATTAAGTCGCTTGCGATTCAGGGCTGGCAGGAGGGTTGGCTGCCGCAGCTTCAGAAGACAGGCATCCCCGCTAACTCCATCTCCGACCTTCTCAATGTGGAGTGGAATGACGACTACACGTTGTCTAAGCGGCGGGGGTTCCGTCAGATAGCCGACGACACTGTTACTGGCCTGGGTGAGGCCGACTTTGTGTTGGCGCCTCGCGTGTACACGACTGAGGGTGAGTTCCCTCAGTACACGCAGCAGGTGCTTCATTTCAACAGGTCCAATGGGCTCCTGTTCTATCAGTCTCTTGGTAAGTTGTGGCAGGAGTTCCTCGATCCTGGGAACGGCGGCGACCTTACTAATTCGACGCATAGTCTCGGGTATGGTTCTGATAATGCTGTCAACCGTTTCCGTGTGTGGCCGATCACGGCTGTCACTTTCGGCTCCAAGATTTACATTACGACGCTCCGCTATGGTGGTTTCGATGGGGACACTGATTTGGAGGATGAGGAAGATACGGGCGGNTGGCAGACTCAGGACGGCAGCTTTCAGTCGGCGTCTCTGCCCATTATTTATGATGTTCAAGCGGGCACGTTTTCACGCCCTAACGTTCATGACCTGGATGGGAGCAACGGAGGGTTCGTGCGTGCCCGCTGCATGGTTGCGACTCACGCCCGCATTTTCGCTGGCAACATTCACAGCGAAGGGACGTACAGGTATCCGTCCCGCATTTATTGGTGCGGGACTGACGATGAGCCTGATCAGCCTGAGGTATGGGAGTCGCTGAACTATATCGACGTTGGCGCTGACGACGGGCAGGAGATNACTGCCATGNTGTCTTTCAACGATCAGATTCTCGTGTTCAAGAACCAGTCAGTGTGGACGCTTGTCGGCACTGANGATACTACGTTCGCTTTGTACAGGCTGGACGACAAGTTGGGCACTGAGGGCACGTATGCTGCTACTGCCACGTCGGGTAAGGCGTGGTTTTTGGATCAGCGTACGGGTGTGTGGGAGTACGATGGCGCCGAGTTTCGCAACATTTCGGAACCGATCAAGGACGAGCTGCTCGGCGCTTTGAATCCTGATGCCGCTTATAAGGCGGTTGTGACCTGGCACGACTCTAAGGTGTATGTGTCCATTCCGACTGGCACCGAATCGTCTGCTGTTCAGAGCATGACGTACGTGTATGATACGAACCTGGGCGTGTGGACTAAGTTCGATTATGGCCTGGTGCCTTCGCCGTTCCCGATGTACACCGACTTCAACGTGAGCGGACCCACTGTTTCCACGTCCATTTCGATGTTTGGTGGCATGCCTGACGCTGGCGTGTTCCAGTTCGGCGTTGGCTTGACCGACGACGGTGCTGCTATTAGTTCGTATTTTACTACGCCGTGGATGAATTTCGAGAATCTTGCTGACCGTCATCGCCTTCGCCGCTTGGAGATCGTTGGCGACGAGGGCGACGCCGAGATCACGGTTGACGTGTTCACTGATTTGAAGTTTGATTCTCCTAAGTCNNCGATCAAGTATAATCCTGTTACTGGCACGCAGAACGTGTTGGAGCAGTCTCAGAGTTTGGATGAGTTTTTGTGGTCGTGGTTGTGTTTGCGGTTCTCTCAGAATGGTGGCGGTGAGGATATGAATGTGTATGGTTTGGGGTTGACTGTGTCTTCTCGTCCTAATTGGCGTGGTATTGTGACCCGCACAGGGTATAGCGCATGAGCGTTCCGTTAGCGTTTGGGGAATAATGGCTACGTGGTATTATACATGGTATTTTGATGATCCTGACGACGTAGATCTTTACTGGATGACTGGGCAGTGGTCTCCTGCCTATGGCGGCGTGCTTGTGCAAAACACTGCTGAGTCGGGGCAATCGGCGGGGACCGTCAACACAATAAGCACCATAGCTTTAGGGGACTGTTCCCCTGGCGACGATATTGTTGCTATCTTTGACTGGAGTTTGTACATTTACGAACAAGATTACACCCCTAACTGGACGGTTAAGGGTCGGCTTCGGTTTACGGATGGCCACGGTAGTGAACTAACTGTCGATACGGAACCTGTAATTATCGGTCAAGAGGACAGTAACTTTTACATGATGGAGCTTGGGGCGACGGCTCCTCCTTGGGCAGAGTATGTGCAGTTACAGGTAATATGGACGCCTGGGAATAATTTTAGTAGTGTTTACTCGTTTTTCGTTGATTCTGTTTACATTGGGGGCACTTCGTCTGAACCTGAGCCTGAGTCATCTATGTCGAGGATTGTGCGCACTGGTTTTAGGTTCCCGCATCCTAGATGGTCTCGGCGCTCGACTGCTGCGAATCTGTTGTTTTTGGAGACGCAGTTGGAGAAGTACATGCATTCGCATGAGCCTGTCGAGGAGGATGAAGGGGGGCAGCACACGTAATGGGATTTTCCGAAACTGTTGATTTCGAGGGTCTTGTCCCTGGGTTTGGCTTTCCTTCTGAGCGGGCTATCTATACAC